TCGTATTGTTAGATGTAATAGCGTATGCTATGTCCGCAGCTAATGCTGCTGATAATGTTTCTCTTAAATTTTCATCGTATTGATTTGGGTCTGTAACTCTTGAGATATATAATATCTTCATAGAAGAGTTGTTAGATAATATTGATCTACCTTCTACTTTATGATCTGAGTCATAATCTAATATTCTAAGTAATCTTAAACAATCACCGGGTAGATCATATTTAAAACTGTAACCCCAAGCAGGAGTATCTGTTGATGATGATAGTTCTAATCTTTTCTGTAGGCAGTTCCAAGGATGTGATCTAAATACACTATCTCTTATTTGAGTAAATCTAGCATTACATAGTCTGCCATTCTTTGAATCTTCTGTTAAGGAAACAATAGTTGTAGCACCTAATTGATTTAATGCTCCATTACAAATGTCTACTACTGATGCCATACTACTTCCTTATAATATACTTACGCCTTATATGTCTATCTTTTTCTAAGGCGTGTATTTCTTCTTCTAATCTTTCTTCCTTAATATCAAAACCATAATGATATTTTGGACCATTTTTAAATCTGTCTACCAAAACATACCTGTATACATAATTATTTTTTTTAAAATGTAGTACAGGTTTTAAATCTTTTATTTGTTTCATGTGCATTCTAGGGGAGTTCCACTCTCGCTTTCCTCCCCTAAAATTTTATTTACTACGCTTCGTAAGCTTGTACTTTAACTACTTTGTCTTCTTCCATTCTAGTCGCACCGAATGCAGCAGAATAGTAAACTTGAGTAGCGTAACCTTTGTCAGCTCTTTCATCGATTCTAGCAGTTGAATCTTTACCAACAGCTAAAGCGATTCCATCACTTACAAAAGCAATACAATCTCTAATGCTTGAAGCAGCAGCTAATCTGTTAGACACGATGAAATTAAATCCTAAGAAAGTATTAATATCACCTTGTGCTAATGCTTTAACTGTATTGAAATCACTTGAAGTCACTTCAGTAGTTCCTAACAAATCAGTGATTTGTTTTGGAGATACGATGATGTGTCTTTGTAGTGATGGATCAACATCAGCTAAATCAATGATCTCTTTTGCTTCTCTTAATTTAGCAATAGTCATACCAGTTGTACCAGATTCAGCAATGATTTGGCTTGATGGTAAAGTAACCGCAGTACCACCAGCTACACCAGTGTCAGCTGAACCAGTTGCAGCAGTAATGATAGCGTCATCCATTGCTCTACCCATTGCATAAGCAGCAGCTAATGCGTAAGTAGAAGTTGGATCTACTAACATTCTTACTTTATCTAGATCATCAATTAAATCTGCAAACTCGTAGTCAACCAATGAAACTCTTCTTCTTGAGTGAGGAGTATCTGATTGAGGAGTGTCAGAGTGTCTTGTTGATCTTACAGTAGCAGTAACACTTCCAACTTGATCGAAGAAAGCATTCTTACCTGTAACAGATTCTAATCTAACTTTATCTCTAAGAATAGAACCTTTTTGTTGTGACAACATTTGGATGTTAGAACTATATTGTTCTACAAATGCTGTAGTTATTTGAGTTGACATAATTGTCTCCTATTTAATTGTTGTTTGTTATTAAATAAAAACAGAGACGTTATCAGAAAATCTGGCTTCTCTTGGATTTAAAGTCTTTTAGACTACAAGTCTATTCCTTGTTGTCAGAAAGGTTCTTTCGAATTGTCTTTCTTTTGTTAGGCGAATTTTCATCCGCCTTACAAATCCATTTATAATATTCATCGCATATTGGCAAGGGATTACTTTTTTGTCGTTCAGATCCATTCTCAACAACAATACGCAATACTTCTAATCTAAGTTCTATCTTATCCATTCATCATTGTTCTTAAAGTGAATACTTGCTGAACTACTTTATCATGATCTGGATGTGATTTATTCCAGTATGGTCCATCACGATCATTAACAATTTTACTTATTTCAGCTTCATAGTCTGTACCTTGAGATACATTTTCGCTTTCGGTACTCACGAGTTTATCTTCAGATAAGATGTTTGCAATATTAGCAAAGCCTTTAATAATTGCAGGATGATCACCAAGTCTTGTGCCATCTTTCAATTCCATATCTAAAATTTCTGGGTTCATATTTGCTTTTGCAACTGATCCAGCTTTTTTAATATTAGCTTCGTAATTACTACCCCATTCTTTTCTAAGTTCCTGTTCTGCATTTGCTTGTGCAGTTTCAGTATCTATTTTAGATTGTTGAGCAGAACTTTCCATAGAATTTTTATAAAACTCTAGGATACCTTGAGCCTGTTTATTATTTAAACCAAGTTGATGTGCATTCTCTGCAAATTGTTTTATTGCGCTATCATCTAATGGAACAACATCTGATTTAACTTCAAGTTTATATTTATCTGCAGACTCTGGTCTACCAAGTTTATCATAAACTTCATTCCACTGATCTTCAGTTGAGTTATTGTTTGGTACTGCAACTTTATCTTGACCAATCATTCTTGTTGCATTTACATAAGACTTAGCAAGAGCCTCAAGTTCAGTAAACTTAGAAATGTTAGGATCGTTTCTTAGTTCTTCTGGTATTGCTTCTTTCCAAGACTTAGCAACAACTGGTTGCTCTATTTGTGTTTCCTGTTTTGGTGTTTCTGTAGTAGGTGTAGTTGTCTCTGCTACAGGCGCAGTTTCCTGCGTTATCTGTTCTTGTGACATTGTTATTTTCCTTTTGTGTTATCCTCTTGTAGCATTGATTTAATAAATAGAAGTACGCTACGTTGACCTTCCATATATGCACTTTCATGACTATCTCCTTTTACATTAGTAGTCGAAAAAAAGTGACATCGTTTTTCTAAATCAGATAAAACTTTTTTACCTTCATCTGATTCAAAAATCATTTTATATGCTTCTCTGATTTCCTTTATCTGTTTTTCAAATTGTTTGAGATCACTCATTACTCAACATCCGCATTGGCAACTGCTTTAGCTTCTTCTGGTAAAGCCTTTGCTAATGGTGCTATCTTTCCTCCTGCTTCTGCTACTTGTTGTAACTGCTGCATGTTTTGCATTTGTTGTTGTTGTTGTTGTGCTTCTTCTCTTTGTGCATCTAATTCAGATTGTGGTTTTAATATTTTTTGTGGAACACCTACAATGTCTGCCAAATGTCTAACAAGTTTATCCATATTAATATGATCAAATACTGGAGCAACATTTGATAAGCTACCCATGATTTCTATTGCTCTCATGATAGATGATAACTCTGTAGACTTTTGTGCTTTAGCTAATGGAGATACATATTCAATCTCAATATCTTTACCAGATAAAAACTGTGGAGCTGGTCTAAATAAATTTTTTCTAAACAATATTGCGAATGCTCTATCAATTAATGGTTTTAATAATTCAGATTGAAGTCTACCAAGAACTGGACCAAGTAGTCTCATCTTCTCTTCGTTTCTTTGTATAACTTCTGTAGCCGTCATTTGTGGACCACTCTGCATCATTAATTGATTTACATAGAAAGCATTTCTAATTGAGTTTCTTCTTTGCTCTTCCATGTTTAAACCTAATGGAGTATTTGCTCCAATGTTTAATGGTTCAATTCTATCTCTTGTACCAGATCTATAAAAATTTAAACCACCGGGAACAGTTCTTACTGGTAAAATAAATCCATCATCTGGAACTAATAAAGGTGGATCAACTTGTTTCTGTGCAGACTTAATTGTAGTCTTAGACATTTCATTTAGCATTTTAACATCTGGTAGAGCTGTCATTGCAGGAGATCTTCCATATATTTCATGCGATGCTTTTAAATATCTAGGTACTACAAATGGAAACTCTCTAAATCCAGATACAGATAATTCATCACCAGAACCTGCTTCTAAATATACTGAAGCAAATGGCATGTTAGCTTTATCTTGTTTCTTAGGATCAAAGTCAGATCTTGGATATACTGCATGAAGTATTTCTACATCTTCGTATGGATCTTTCTTTGCTATAACTGCAATGTTATTTGATACGTTACCAAATTTTTGAATTGCAGATCTAGCACTTAATTTAAATTTTCTAAATACTGTATCTATTCTACCTTTATCATTTTCAGCAATATACATTTCATTAATGTGTCTTGTTGAAAATTTTAAAACATCTTCATCATCTTCTTCGATAAACATTGCTGCCGTACCAAAAGTAATTAGATCATGATACAATTCAAATATTTCTTGTTGGAAGTTTGATCTATTAAATGCAGAGTACATTGTCTCTGTTGCAGACTCTAACCACTCTTTACCTTCATCTTCATTTTCCATATCATCTTCTTTGAATCGCAAAGAGAACCAAGGCGTAGAAGGGTTAGTCAACATCCCATGAAGAGATGCTGCTAACAATTCTACTGATTGGAGAGGAGATGAATCAAAAATTAATTCTGTTCTTTTGTCACCTTTAGATCTAGACTTAGTTACATCTGCTTTTCTTGGTTGCATATAATCTGCAACTTCTTGCCAATGTGTTTCCCAATTTTGTCTTTGACCTTCAAGTTTTTCGTATCTTGATAATAAACTTTTTGATAAATCTGTTCTTGCCATTATTCTCCTAATAAACTTCTTT